AAGTAAGTTCTCAGTTGAAGCAGCAACACACCGAAAAGCGGAGCGTGACGGTAAAACTGTTATTGTTGCTATACGTCCACACTGGGCAAATGAGCAGGCTGCGACACCGCCGCAGCCCCGTACAGAAAGACCAGCTCCTTTAGCGGGCTAATCAACCGTTTGCTAGTCGCTGGAACATAGCAAGATCATCATCCTCAGCGTCGTCCCATGGAGGAGACTCTTTTGCCTGTGTAACAGGCTTAGCTGCACGAGGAACTGGTGCTTCTTCCTCGTCCCAAGCACTCGCTGCTTGCTGTTTTGCTTGTTGAGAAGGAGCACGACCTTCAAGTCCAAGAACACGTGACAGACGAGACTTTAGGTCATCATATGATTTAAAGTTGTCCCGATTGAGAAACGGCTGAAGAGGATACTCAAGCTTCCAAACAGATTCGAGTTTATCGTCATCTTCTAACAAAGCGCTTGGTTCTTCAAATTCAGACTTATCGTAGTTCTGATAACCCTCCACCTTACGAATCTTCAGCTTAAAGTTAGCGCCCGACCAAAGATCAAACGGATTAAGAGGCTTTTCGTCTTCAAACTCAGGATTCATAGCAGCGTTCAGCTTGTCAAAAATCTTCTTGCCAAACTTAAACAACATCACCTTACCTTCGTTCTCGGGGTGAGCAGGATCCTTAACAACATAGATGTTGCTAATAAAAGACAACTTGCGCTTTTGATTACGCACGAGTGCTTGGTTTTCTTTTGTCTCTGTAGCCCAAAGAGCGCTGTTATGTTCGCACACGGGGCACTTCTCATTGACAGAAGTCAAGCAACCATCAATAAACCACTGGTTCGTAGACGCGTTCTTAAACGCATGGTCAAACAGACGAACAAACGGTACATCTTCACCCGCAGCAGCTGGAAGAAAGCGAATAACAGCATAGCCGTTACCAGCCTTATCGACTTCCGGCCGCCAGAAGCGGTCATCGTCTTGAGGTTTATTTGAGGGAGTTGCTAGCTTTTCAAGGGCGCTTTGCACGCCAGCTAGAGAAGAACCACTGCTCTTTTTGAGCGATTTAAAATCAATAGTCATGTATATGTCCTTGTATGTTTGTGTAAATTGTATATGCTTGTTCACGTATTATCATAACGATAATAGTATTTATCTTACATTTTTAGATCGAACTTGTCAACAACAATCTTTTTGCAAATTTCTCTATCGTATTCAATGAACGGATGATACTTTTTGCACTTCAATCTTACATCAGGCCAGACGATCTTGTCAACCATCTGTTTGTTCCACAAGGGAACAAATCTAAGTAAGTCGTTCATAATAATGAACGTTTCAATGTGGATTTGATCACTAAGCAGCAGCCTCAGTGCGTGGGGATGTTGACCGTCCTCAACAATAAAACTACTAACCAAATCTTCATTAAACTTTTCTAAATCACTCATAAACACATATGTGAGTGATTGCCGAATTCGCTGCCATTTCTGATACAACTGCTCGCTCTCTTCATTACGAGCAATGTCACCGACCCACAAATCTCGATGTCCATAAACAAATATAGACACAAGAAAGTTTGTCAGGTCTTTATGCTTAGCAAGTTTTTGAAAGAAATACTTGTCATTACGACATTCAAAAGATTCACGCTTTGCGCGAACTTTACCTTGGTATTTAAAAAAATCATACGTCTTAGACGTAAAGTGGCTCTTCAAAGCAAGATACAATTTGTAAGCCTCAAAGCCATCCATTTTTATTGTAATCATTCTATTGGTAGTTTCGCTGTTTTAGGAAAATAATTAAGTGCCTCTGCTTCATCTTGAATACGTGCTTTCATCTTAGCACTACTTTTGATTAAGCTTCCTGCTGCCTCTATTTCCATTCCTGTTTGCTCACAATACAAAATTACAGCATCCATAAAATCAATTCGTTTTTCAAACGCAAGACGTTCTATCTCACGTTGAAAATCTTTTAAACTTTTACCCGGTGTGAATTCCATTCAATATCCTTGTATTTTTCTAGCGGAGGAACTTTATCCGCACCAATGAACGATTTGTAAAGCACTGCTTGCTCAACACCTCTGTACAGAACAGTATACGGTAACATTTTGTAAGAGTCAAGCGGGTGCCTTGGAGAACTATGATGTGTTGTTTGGAGCCTACGAATCATAATTGACATCATCGTCGCCTTGCTTCCATTCATGCAACCAAAAACACCTGCATACTTAGACGAATATGTTTGATCTAAAAACGGAAATATGTAACGACCGCCAGCGCCCCAGATAAAGTTTTGCCGATCATCTTTTAAATGTATTAGACGAGTTATGACAATCCAATCATGATGCTTTGCCAAACCAAAAAAAGCTATTGGCAACCCTTCTTCTCTAACAACGAAGAACCCTTCATCAAATCGATTACTATTAAACTGTCGTCGTAAATTTTCTGCACTATAGTTGTCGTTGTGGTCTTTTTTTGGAACACGACTTTGTTTGCATTCTGCAATAACAAAACGCTGGACGTCGGAGTTAGTGACGTCCAGCTTCTCAACACCAGACTTCATGCTGCTAGAACATGCTTTAGTCTATCTGCTGCATACGAAGCAGCAAAAGCTCTTGGTTTTACCATCGGAACGACATTACACGTTCCCTTAATGTAACCAATAGCCTGTTGCACAACGCAGCTTGAGCCATACTTCTCGTCAGGATTAATATCAAGGTGAACCTCGACATACCTGTCTTCCAACACTTCTGCAAGAGATTGAAAAAGTTCAGAAACCCTATAAACTTCATTCATAAGACGCAAAGCTGGTTTGTTCTTCTTTTGATCAAAATCGAGCTCGTGGTCAATAGAGCCAAAAATTTTACATCCATGACATCCATCTACGTGAACAACAACAGCTAACGTATATTCGGCATACCATTTTCCATTCATTTTAAATCTGACGGAATCAGCACCGATATAAACCTTTGTAGATGGTGATTGTTTCCGAATGAAGTTTTTTACTTCGTCAAGATCCATTTTTTTCATGATACACCTCAAGAGTTGGTGCGGGCGGAGAGAATCGAACTCTCAACTAAACGTTGGCAACGTCTGATTTTACCATTAAACTACGCACGCTTTACATGGTGGTACTAAGAGGTAACGATCCTCTCTGGCAGGCTTATGAGACCCGTGCATATCCATCTATGCTATAGTACCGTTGGTTGCGGGAGAGGGAATCGAACCCCCATCTGGAGCTTATGAGACTCCTGAATTACCGTTACTCTATCCCGCTATATTGGTGCCCTTGAGTGGAATCGAACCACCACCTGATGCTTACAAGGCAACTGCACGACCTTCATGCTACAAGGGCTAAACTTTGTGTATTATACACTATTTATTTGGTGCTCTCAACAGGTAACGATCCTGTGTCTCAGCCTTACCAAGGCAGTGTAATTCCTTTATACTATGAGAGCTCAATGTCTATGTTGCAAATGATTTAAGACCTTTGCAACGTTTTGCGCTGTGAACGGAACATTCATAATCATGTGAATGCTATTATTTACCCACGAGATTGTTCGATGTACTTTTCTTGTATTGACGTAATACACACGACCGTGTTCTATTTGTAGCTTTGTGTCTGTATCCATAATCCAGTCGTACTCCAGAGGATTACAGTTGTTTAGAAACGCTATTAGTCTGAAGCTTTCCCGAGGCAGCTCGGGATGATCACGGTGAGGAATAAAGTACCCACCTACATTACACTGTACAAGGAATGAGCGACCAAGTGGTTGAAACTCATCTAGAACACAATGGAGACTTCTACACTGTGTGTAGACGGTGGTCTTTTCATTAAAGTCATTTTCACTTAACCGACGACCAGCCTCATAGCACGCCTGTGCAAAACTTGGATTTTCTTTATAACTCTTACCTGGAAGCTGAGAAAGAACTAAACTTTTTCTGTTGTTTGCTCTATCTGTCCGCGGTAAGTAATCGACCCACTCATTTTGAAATGCTTGAATTTCTTGCTTGAATCTATTTGTATCAATTTTAATATCAAGCGGAATGAAGTCGCCGAGTTGCATTAACGCTAGCTCTGACGCTACCATTGCGGGATCTACGCTTGTAGCATCAAAGTATATTTGCTGACCACTTACTCCCGGTGGAACTATTGTATTCATAATTACTCCTTGGTGGATTCTAGTGGGTTCGAACCACTGACCTACGCCATGTCAAGGCGGTGCTCTACCGCTGAGCTAAGAATCCTAATTGGTGCCCTGAAAAGGACTTGAACCTTTACTCGATCGATTATGAGTCGACTGCTTTGCCTTTAAGCTATCAGGGCGTGGTACGGACACTGGGATTCGAACCCAGACTTGAGAGATTTTAAGTCTCTTGCCTCTACCTATTGCGCTATGTCCGCTTTGGAGCCCAGTACGTATCCGCATGAGCGGTCGCTATTATATCATAACTTAACGATTCCATCAACTGCTTAATTGCATCTGTTTGACCAAGCTCAAGCGATATCAATGGTTGAAATTTTTCTATTGTTTGCATGGCACCAAGAAGAACATTGTACTCGTATCCTTCCGTGTCCAACATAATAAAATCACACGATGAAAGATCCAGGTCATCGACCATGTATGTAGGAACAATTCCTTGCTTTGTGGAAGTGACTGTATGACAGCCTACGTTGTTAGAATCAAGGATATTAACCTGTACCATCTCATGACACTGACCGAGCGCACCGTTTGATTTTATTACATTTTCAAGTGGCGTATTGTGTGTTAGGCAATAAAAATTTAATGGGTCTGGCTCAAACGTGTACACTACTTCAAACATTTGAGCGAGAAGATAGGGATACATACCACATGCTCCACCAGCTTGAACAACAGTATTAAAGTTGCGACAGTGCTTTTTAATTATTGGTTTAAAACTACGCCAGTTTTCTGAAGGTCCATCCCAAAGACCATTATCACTTGCTGGCCACAACCACCCATGTGTCGTAGGCTTTAGATCATCTACAAACTCATCCCGTAATTTAAGTTCCCATTTCCTAGTCATTTTTTCTCCATGGCACGTCTAAGAGGAATCGAACCTCTACCTACTCTCTCGGAAAGAGTTGTTCTTTCCATTGAACTATAGACGTATATAGTGGCCCGGCGAGAGGGATTCGAACCCCCATCGGACACTTTAGAAGAGTGTTGCCTTAATCCATTAGACCATCGCCGGATTGTGGTACCCACGGTGAGATTCGAACTCACACTGTACAGGATTTGAATCTGTTGCCTCTACCGATTGCGCTACGTGGGCATATTGGTACCTCGGGTGGGAGTCGAACCCACATTGACCAATTATCTGTTGCTACGGGATATAAATCCGCTGTTTTACCGTTAAACTACCGAGGCATATAATTGGCGGTGCGACTGAGACTCGAACTCAGAAACCGGCTTTCACCGATCGACGGATTAGCAATCCGCTCCAATACCATTATGGGACCGCACCAAATCATTTTGAAATATACGGTGTGGACTTTTATTATGAGCTTTATTATCTCACTCACCAGTAGACCATATACTTCAAAATGAGGACTCGTTGGAGTCCTCACCACACTTACAGAGCGTATCTGTCGACCATTACAGTCTTCAACATAATACCTTCTGGTGTGAATTGATCCATGTCCGTAGACAGAACCGACTTCACAATTGCTGGGCTGAATCCGGAGACCAGCGCAACACCAGACTTATCATGCTTAACAGGAACGTTATCCTTAGCGTTGATGTTCCAGAACACGATTGCTGGTGCATCGTATCCTGCTTCGTTGTACTTACGCTTGATCATGCCAAGCGCAGTATCATCGTGATGCACACATTGGTTGAACTGCATGTCTGACAAGATCAACAGCATTTGTGGCATTTCGCTTTGAGGAACGTTGCCCTTTACAGCGGTCGAAAGGATCTTTTCCAACGCCTTATGCAGGTCGGTAGACATATCCCAGCTCGACTTAACCATTTGCTGTGCCTTTTGAACAACGTTACCCTTTAGGTGTAGAAGTTCAGGCTTTGAAGAGAAGGTCAAGAACGTGTCCTTAAACTTACCCTTGTTCTTGTCTGCTAGGTACAGACCTAGCGAAACAGCAACGTCCATTGCAGTCGTCTTACCACCAGCAACACCCGTGTTCATAGAACCCGAAACGTCAACCAGAGGTAGGATGCTTGCATCACCAACGTAGTTAGGTAGCGCTTCCCACTGAGCCACAATGTGGTCCAGTTCAGTTTGACCGAAGTTCAAGCTGTAATGGAAGCTTGCAACGCCCTTCAACACATCGTACGGGTAAACAGCCGCAGCGTTTACCTTAACATCTGCATCGCCAGCCTTCAGCTTCGCCACATATTCGGCAAACTTCGCGCCGTGGCGCGTAAATGCTTTCTTGTAACGAGAAGCTGCAAGAGAAGGGACGTGGGAATGATTGATATCATCCCACTTACCTGCACACATTTGTTGTTCAACAACATTGGTCAATTCGACCAGTGACTTACGGTAGAACTTTGGCGACATTCCGAAGAACGTGCGAATTTCTGCCGCAAGCGGACCCTGACGAGGAGTCCACTTTGCTGCGAGACCATTGCGCGCACGCAATGCATCGCCCAGCATTGTAAAGGCCTTGGACTTTAGATCCTTGTCCTTGAAGACAAAGATGTCATCCCAACGACCAATTTCAGGAGTCTTAGCCAACAGCTTTGCTGCTGCATCCTTATCGTTCTTTTCCAAGTACGAAAGAATATCACGGTAAACTTGACGTTCACCGGAACCACCGCGCGCATCACGTGCCCATTGAGCAATACGCAATGCTACATCACGGTCTTCTGTCAATGCAGCTACAAAGTCAGGAACGACATCCTTACCACGAGATGCACCGATCTTGAAAAACAAATCTACGCAAGCGTTTGCAGTAGACTTACGAGCACGCATGCCGTTTTGAGTGCGTGCGGATTGGTTTTGAACGGCTTCTACAAATGTTGACATAATGTATCTCCTTTTCAAGTCAACAGGTTAAACTTTTTTGCGTCCAACGTGCTACCATTACACTATACCCCTAAGGGAGTCCGGAATCGAACCGGTCTTTCGGTTTTCATTTGCAATAAATTGTTTGCGGAACTTAACCTAAAAACAACAGAGTAGGCAGGACAGTAATTATTTTCTGGTCACCCCCATTAGACAACTTGTCTTAGTCCTGTGACCCTATCACTAGTCGCTAGTGCTCGATCCTTGCATTCTGCCAGGCTCTATTCCGTATTCTACGGACACTATTCACCGTTTGGTGACAGGTCATACCGGCGTTACCCGGATGTTAGATTTGGATTGCTGAAACTACTCTAAAACTTCAATACAGTCAATTATAGCCTCGAACAACATTGATGTCAACATCGTCCAGGAAACAATCTTCTGTCGACAAGATATCCTGGTATTCGTTTTTGGTAACACCAGTGTTGTCTTCTTTGTTTTTTTTAAAAATTGCGTCCCAACGGGACGCAAACTCTTCATTAGGAACACTAAACGGTCTTGGCTTTGACCCCTCACCACCAGTACTCATTGTGGTCTCCTAGCTTCCAAAGCTTTCAAAAACCTTGAATGGCTCATGGTTACGTTGCTCCATTATCTTCTGTTTTACGTGTTCAAACAATATTGGTTTGTAATCCGTATGTTCAACACATACACAGAAGTAGAACGGATCGATTTTATTACTATACAAAATCTCCCCCGTCGCAGCATTAACACCACGAGGCATCTTTACTTTGTTTGCATGGAGATGTCCGTGAATGTTTCCCCTGAACCGGCCTTTCGAGTCAGTGTGTACGGGAATGTGAGAAAGGATAAAGCCATCCATAACATGGTATCCACGAACATCACGAAAAATCCGTGTGTAATCTTCCAACTTAAAGATATCATGGTTGCCTTTGATAAGGATTTTATCACCGTTTAATCGATAAAGCGTATTAAGAGCTTTACGATTTATTACAACATCACCAAGATGATACACTTTATCGGTCGGTCGAACCGTTTCGTTCCACCGCTTAATCAATTCTTCATCCATTTCCTCAGGTGTGTCCCAAGGACGGAGCTTTGTTCCATCATCACGAAGAAACTTACACACACCTGCGTGACCGAAGTGTGTGTCACTGGTTAAAAATACGCTAGGCATGATACTTCCTTTTTAATTGGTGGAAGGCTGAGGTATCGATCCCCAACCCATTTCTGAGTCCAACTGTTTTCGAGGCAGTGCTAGTCCCTGACTAGTTAACCTTCCATATTGAAAGATTCTGCTGGTGCTTGAATCCGCGGTAGCCCCTCTCTTCATGGCCGGTCCTTGCACTTGGTCGACATTGGCAAGTATTTCGGTGTTCCACTGTAGCTACTCAAAACCCTTCAATATGGAGGAAGATAAGAGAGTCGAACTCTGGCCGGCTTACACCAACCGTCCGCGTTCCAGGCGGATGCAATGACCACATCGCTGTATCTTCCAAAATAACAGGTTACTTGTTTGCCAACCATTGGCGCTTCTTCCCAAGCGGAAAAAGTAGGAGTCGAACCTACAAGTTTTGTTTTGCTGAACGTAACCTAAAAATGGTGGAAGGCAGAGGAGTCGAACCCCATCCCACTCTTCATGAGAACCTGGTTTTCAAGGCCAGTCGGCACACCAACGCGCCTGCATTACCTTCCATAATTGGCATCCCGCCAGGGATTCGAACCCCGTCCCACGGTTTTGGAGACCGTCATGCTGCCGTTAACACCAGCGAGATATATTTGGTGCCGCCTCCCGGAATCGAACCAGGTTCCGACGCTCTTCAGGCGCCTGCTATGACCACATCAGCTAAAGCGGCAATACGTTGTTTGGCTTCAAAGAAGTCCATGTTATCACGCAAACCCCAACTAATTATTACACGCGTCTCATCACCCGCATATGCGGAATGAGGTACTGTATTTCTAATTAATGTTGGTCTACGCAGTGTAAAACTAAAAACTTTTTCCAGCGAATCTTGTACATTATACAACACCTTTTTAGGATCGTAAACAGTAACCATATTGGTCTGTTCCTTGTAAAAGGATGTTACTGAAGTGTCATATCCACTTATTGGTATATTGATACAGGCTTTGCGGCGAGCATCAACGTGCACATCTAGTCCTTTGTATGGAGGAAATTTGTATATGTTCCATCTCCAACCAAGAATTGGTATTGCTTTTTGTATCTGTTGCAAATACTGATAATCAGTAACCATATACTGATGATTTGTACTTGTACCTAATGCTTGATTAACAACGCTTTCTAGTTTAGTAGTGTCTAATGAAAATGGCAGTTCCATTACATAGTCGTTGTCGATTAAAATCTCTCTAAGACCTTTTCCCATAATACTGTTGTGGGTATTTTTCGTGCATAAAAGATTGCTGGTTGTGAAGAGGGACTGTATTCATGTATCATACGACCATTGAATGCTATTGGAACATTGACGTTAGTTAGCGTTTCCACTAAGGTTTCTTCAACTTCCGGTGTTGTGTCTTGATACATGAAAGATGTTAAGCCTTCAACGACGGGAGGAGAGTAACTGTAAAATTTAAAATTCAATGCACCGGAAAGGGGAACAATTAAAAGACCATTGTTTCCCGGATTACAATGAAGACCTGTTGATCCCTCTATCGAGGACAGCATTACATCATTTTCATTTAAATCATAGTTTAGATCTACTAGCGGTTCAGGATATGTATGCATAACAAGCGTTGGATCAACACTGTTGTAAATACGTTTTTCTTTTATAAGAGTGCCTTTTTTTAACTCTTTATCAAAAAGATCTAGTAAGACGTGTTTGTATATGTTGCAATTAAAAAAACTATAGTATTTGTTCATGTTACTCCTGTGTTTGTTTGTGTTACCTTTTGGAGCGGCTGAGGGATTCGAACCTCCATTCTCTCTTTGGTCAAGAGCGTACTTCCTATCTAACCACAGGCCGCATTATATCTATTAACTTGTCTGCAACTACACAATTACCTTCAGACGACATGCAGTTATGAAAAAATGGTTGCTTTTGCTGGTATGTATCAAAGTCTTTTGATATATTACCCACGTCAACAATACTTGAACCAAAATTAAACCACATAGGAAACTGATTAAGACTTAGAATATGAATCGATGGTATGGATTGTGAATACAAATAATGTATAATTTGCTGTGCGGCACCCAGATACCGATTGACAAACAAATCCGGATGATAGAAGTACTGTTTGTAAACATCCATCACATGAGCAAACTGTTCTTTTGTCTTAAACAACTCCACCATTCCTCGATCGTGCTCAGATAAGTAGTCAATACGCTCCAAATCCACTCGAGCCAAACTAATATCACGATCACACCCTGGAAGAAAAATACAACTTGGATGTGAGTGTGCAATCACTGCAAAGTTTAGACGCTTTGTTTTCTTTAGATCAAAGAGAATACGTTCTTCACTTCCTTGTTTTACACCAGTCGATACAATGTTTGCTTTAAAATGATCTGCAACGATGTTAAGATAACTACCGCTACCCGTATACGCAATGTTACTGTGACCGTAGAAACCAATATTCATGTGTGTGGTACCTCGTGACGGTAACGATCCGCCGTATCCCACTTGTAAGGAGGGTGTTCTACCTTTAAACTAACGAGGCAAAATTATGTTTGAAATTCTTCCTAAAGCTCTTGATCCATTATCAGAACAACAGCGACTTGAGTTATGTAGTATTTTTGATACTGACCCTGATCGAAAATACGACAGACCAGGGCGTGTGCGCGGTCACAGATTAGCTCCTGCACTTAAAATTGTTCAGCCAATTATAGACGATCTGCTAGGAAAGAACAACTGGCGGTTAGAAGGTGGTATCTTTTTTGAAACGGTCACAGGATACCGTGTACATGCAGACACTGAAAAAAGAGGACCGCATTACGTATGGCAAACAATCGTTGTTCCGCTTCGCCTTGAGACGTCCTCCGATCAACCCGAGTATGAAAACAACAGGTTGATTATTTTCGATCAGGTGTGGAAGAAAGACGCAGCGTTTTTTCTAAAAGGAAGTCCAGAGGTACCTCAAGAATACAACAATGTCATTAAAGATTACAAAGACGTTCTCTTTCTAAGAGAAGGCTACTCCGACCCTGAAGTCGAACGTCTGTGTCCACACTTAGAGAAACAAAACTACGAAGGGCTCACCGTTGATAAAACGTTCCAATGGACACCAGGAACACCTCTCACTTTTCCACGTAACAGATTACATGCAAGTTCAGCATTCCAAAAATTTGGAATTAAAAAAAAGCTTGGATTGAGCCTGTTTTTGGGGCCCAAATGACAAGTAAGTATCAAACAGCTTTATCACTTGTGTACGAACATGCAAAGAAAGACACATATAAACCGGCTTCCTGGGTTATAACAAAAACATTTACACCCTGTCCGTTGTTGTCTCGTCCTAGACCGGAATTCAAATTGGAGCGGATAGTCGGATTCGAACCGAACACTTCGAGTTTGGAAGACTTGCGTGCTAACCGTTAAACACTATACCCGCATATTATTGGCCCGTCCTGAGGGATTCGAACCCCCAACCTCTGATTTCGTAGACCAGTGCTCTAATCCAGTTGAGCTAAGGACAGATTATTTTCTAATAAAAAACATTGTAACCCGTGTCAATATAAAATACAACGGGTATGGCATTACCCCAATAAATTTTAACCAGTAGGCTGTAATTTTTGGAAACGTAATTTCAAATTTGCTACTCTGCAGCCCGCTAACAATTTTTTTAGCAGCTTTTGCCGGCGTAACAAGGAAAGGCATATTAAAAACATTCTGCGAAAGCAGTGTTGTATGTACAAAACTAGGTGATACTACTTGTACAGTGATTCCTTTTTGTTTCAATTTTGGACGTAGCACTTCGCACAAACGAATTAAAGCTGCTTTTGAAACAACATAACCATCGCCAAAGAAGGGCAACGCAACAAAACCAGACACAGATGCCATTACGGCGATCTGTCCTTGCTTACGTGCAGTCATTTTTTCAACAACAGCATTGATACAATTCAACGTTCCATTGAAATTAAGAGCCATTGTTTCTTCGATTGTTTGAAAAAACCCACCTGCATTCAAAATGGCAAGCGTGACTGGGCCTCGCTTCTCAATTGCCTCTACGGTCTGATTAACCTGCTGCTTATCAGTAATGTCACAAGGATAAGCAAAAACTTCAAGCGGATATCTACGCTCAAGTTCAGCTAGCGCTTGTAGATTACGCGATGATACAGCTACGGTATAGCCTCGATCAACGAGCTCTTGGACAATCGTTGCACCGATACCTGTACTAGCGCCGGTGACCCAAACTATTCCATCTTGTGGTTTTGATGTGTACATAATAATAAAAATTGGTGGAACCAGTCGGACTCGAACCGACCACCTCCTGCTTGCAAAACAGGCGCTCTCCCAGATGAGCTATGGCCCCGAAATATTGGGCTGACAATTTATCCTACTGTACGCCGTCAGCCATGGCGACGTTTGGTGCCTCTGGAGAGATTTGAACTCTCAACAACTACCCCCTCAAGATAGCGCGTCTGCCAATTGCGCCACAGAGGCTTATTTATGGTGCCCCACGACAGAATCGAACTGCCGTATCCTGATTACAAAACAGGCGTAATGCCATTATACGAGTAGGGCTATTGGGGAGATGCATGGGGATCGAACCCATACTACCGCGTTCACAGCACGGGGTGCAGACCACTACACTAGCAACTCCATAGAACTTTATTTAATAAGATACTTGTTTGCCTCTTGCTGTATCTTATAGTGCGAAACGCTTAAATGTATACCGGGACTTTGCTGACCTTTTCCCGAATAATCAAACACATTTAAAAATTCAACACCAAACTGACTAAAATTAACATTTGTGGTACCGTGTGCACCGACCGTTACAATAAACGTTGGTTTGTGACCTACAAGTTGCATAAACTTGAACGTTGCCTCCGCTCCTTTACTAAATCCATAAACAGTGTATTTAACCCTATTCTGTTCAACAAATTGAACAGCTTGTATGTATTGATGCCACTTGTACACCTTAGCACAAGCACCGAGGTGGTTAGCATACTGGTTAAAGGAAGCATGATCAAACACATCGTTTAATCCCTTGAATCCTATAACATAGTTGGAACATGCGATAGCATGTATTGGAAATAATAGTAACAAAAGTTTCATGGTAGGGGCACAGAGATTCGAACTCTGAACTTACAGGTTAAAAGCCTGATGCGATACCTTTTCGCCATACCCCCATATTGGTCCCTAGCGTCAGATTCGAACTGACACCTCACGGATTAAGAGTCCGGTACGCTAACCATTAACGCCAGCTAGGGTTGTTCGTAATTAATTGATTTTACGTGCCAACCCAGACCAATACGGGATCTGAGTGACACTAGGGT